AGTACGTCAATTAGTTCAGCGTCGTCAAGTACGTTGCGGTCGTCAATCTCGTGTTGGATTGCTCGAAGCGTGCTACGCGCTGCCAATTCCCAAGGCTGACGTATTGGCACTTTGTTTTGTGTGATCTGTTCCATGACGTGTTTAAGCGCTTGGAATTGTGGGTCAGTTCTTGGGTCGATGTTCTCGGTCATCTCTTGCCTTTCGTTTGTTGGTGACTGACATTATCAGGTAGGTGTACGCCGTCAAGACTGACGCTAAAAACAAATGTTTTAGAGTGACCATGCACGCCAGCCATTTGAGTATCTAAAGATTGCTAACGCGCTACGCAAATTGTCCTCTAGGTCAAACAGGTCATCGCACGTGCGTAGTAGGCCGTATGCCTGCAAGTAGCCGTTCGTGTAGTACGACGACGGTTTGCACCAAAAGTAGTTGATCTGCATAACGCCTGCGCTGCCGCCGTTTGGGTCGGTCGGATTAAACGCTGCAGGGTTGCACCGGCTTTCGCGGTAAGCGATTGCGACAAGTTGCGTCAGGTCTTGCTCAGCCCAACCGACGTGTCGAGCCATGTCAAACACGGTCTGACACGCGTCAGGTTGCGTTATAGGCGTAGTTATCGGCATGGTGCTAGTAGTGCTAGGTATGTCAACTGGTCGGCCGTAGCCCTCAAATACCTCGGGTTGTCTAACTGCTAGATCGTTGGCTGTTGGTGCAGGCGGCGGTGTCAAAATAAATATTGACGTGACGCTAATAAATAACGATATTGCAAGTTTGCTGATGAGTGTCATAGTGACCTACTTTCTCGGTAGGTGACCAGCCTAAACAGGTTTTGTTGCCTCTGTTGGTGATACCCCGAAAACGGCTTGCCAGCGCTGTTTTGCAATGATCGGGTCGTTGGCGACGTGCGGGTCAATCTCTATGTGATACCAGTCGCCCTGCTCGACACTTGGTAGCGGTTGCCATGTGCCACGATCGCATTTCCATGACCGTTGCATTGCGTAGTCAATTACAAGTTGTATGCCTAAGTGATCTGCGTTTTCTAAACACTTGACAATAAACGCTAGTGACGCTTTGCGGCCGTCTGCTTTGCCTAACTTTTTTTGGTTTAGCCAACGGTACGACAAGTCCATTGCCAGCCCTCGAGCATGATTGCTAATTGTGCCGGGTCTGTTGCGTATGTCGCGATGCACGAATGTGCCGTTATTCCACAAACTGCCGTCGCTGTGTTTGCAGGCAAGTCGCGCCCATTCCGCTGTGCCAGCCAACGCAGACTTTACGACTGGCTGTTGCGTAACTATGTAAGCGCGATTAGCCATTGTTATTTAGTTTGTTTTTTTATGCCGTTAGACGCAACAATGCCTGACAATGTGCCGGTCAAAAACACAACGATTGTTGACATTAGGTCAATGAAGGCTGCGTCATTGGGGGCTTGTTTTTCAGGTTGCGACACAAAAAGCAGTCCGTACGTCATGCCTAAAACTATGGTGCTAAAAACTATTGCAAGCAGTACGCCAACGGTGACGATCATGCGTGCGTGCAGTTCGTCGGCTGTGTACCTGTGTCGAGTCATGGTGTTATGCCGCATCGGTCAGGCACGTTGCAGTTATCTAACGTCATGTTTTTTACTCGTGATTTAACTGTGAGTGTGTTGTCGCGTGTTGTTTCGCAAGCGGTCAACATAAGTATCAGCGCAAATAGCCCGTATCGCATCGCATCACGACTTGGGAGTTGGCCCAAATGGCGGCGGCGGTGTAAACTCTTGTGTATCAGAATTGTAAATGTACCCAATTGCTATCGTTAAAGGTTCAACGCCAATTTCCACCCAATCACCTTCAAGGTTTTCTGTTACCCAATCAAAATCGCCAACAATAATTTCCGTAACAACATTGTTTTCAAGTAACGCACAATAATTTTTCATACTTTAAACCTCACATAAACTACGCCGTCTGCGCCTGCGCCACCTTGCGTAGCAAAACCGCCGCCGCCACCGCAACCGTAATTGGTTGCTGTTGCGTTAGAACCTTGCCCACCTGATGACCCGCCGTTGCCACCTGTCGAGTTGCCTGCCGTGCCGCCTGTGCCTACTCCTGAACAGCCACCACCGCCCGCACCGTGATAAAGCGCCCCACCACTAATAAAAGTTGAAACATCTGTGCCCGTGCCACCGTTGCCGGCGGTATTACCAGAATTATTTTGCCCAACTTGTGTGCTTCCACCGCCACCGCCGCCCGCAACATTGGTTGTAAAACCGCCTGCGCCACCATCATTTGCACCTACACCAACCAAAGTAACACCAACCGCTTTATTTGCACCGTTGGCAACCGAACCAAACGAACCGCCACCCGAACCAGCGTTATCAACTCGATCAAAACCATTTGGTTCATCACGGTCATCACCCATACCACCGCCACCGCCACCAGCCGCTAACTGACTTACTTTAGAAACTGTGCCTTTATTGCCTGAAATATTTGCGGCCGTAGTTTGTGCTGCGCCTTTAGCACCGACTGTTACGGTTGCGTTTGCGTCTAAATAAATAGTTTGCTGAACAACAGCACCACCACCACCGCCACCGCTACCAACATTTGTTGTTGTGCGTCGCGCACCTGACGCCCCACCGCCCACAACTAAACAATCAAACAAACCCGATTTAGTAACAGTTAAAGTTCCGCTACTTGTAAAAGTCAAAAGCGTGTAATTTATTCCGCTAACCGTAATGCTTGACGACGTGCCACCTGTAGCGACGCCGTAGGCGCTGCCACCACCTAAGTTAAAAAAAGTGAAAGTTGACGCCGACAATGCAAGTAAATAGCCGCCCCCATATTGCGCCAAAGCAAGCGAACCGCTTGTGTTAATAGTTACGCCCGCACCCGCAGTAATCGTGCAAGTACCTGCACCTTTGTTAGCAACCTGAATAACATCGCCAACAGTAAAGATCGAGTTGTTAACCGTAATCGTTGTAGCGCCTGCAGCGTTCATAATCGTGCGCTTAGTTTCGTCGCCTGCAATTAAAACGTAACTAGCCGTCTTGTCAGATATCGGTAAATTCTGTATGTCGTTAAGTTGCGCGGCCGTCAAAACCTGACCAGCAACAAACGGGAACGGTGTTGTCATATTTGCCTACTTTACCCTAGAGCGTTGTCCGCGTTGATGATACCAAACGACAAGTCATCAAGTATCAGCTCATAAACGATGACGGTTGGCGACGTGTAATAAGTAACGCTATGCCCGGTGTTAACGCTGATCGTATGCTCAATGCCCTCGACTGCCAATTCTTGCGCTAACTCGGTAGTTGTCACGCCTGACGTAAACGACTTTTCAATTGTGATCGTGTCGCCAACGTCAATCACGGCCACCGTGTCACGTTGCGCGCTAGTCAACAAAGCAAACGACGTAGCCAAAGACGTGTATCGTGCCTCAGGTTCAGGGTCAAGCAAATAGACCGCCAAGTCAAGTGCGGCGCTGTTGTTATGCAAAAGGCTGTTAGTAATGCTGTAAGTCTGCACAAAATATTTTGCCTGACTGCCAGCGTCGTCAGCAATTTGCGGATTGTTACTGCCAAGTATTTGTACGACTGCACGGTTAGTTACCTGATCGGCTTCAAAAGTTATGCCTACGCCGTTGTACGGAATGTTTGTTCCGTCATCATGAAAGTCTGCTACCGCTGGAGTAAGGGTTGTGCCTAGTCGAGCGTCAAACACTAGATCGCCGTCACGCGACATAAACAGGCGACCTTGCTCAGCCTCGTTTACGTCAGACAAATAGCCAAGCACGTTTGTGCCTTGAGGGATTGTAAACGCCGCTGAACCGCCAAGTGTCTGTGTGCCTGTAGCAATGTCGCGCGTTAACGCTGGGAACGCAACCTCAGGCCGATTAAGCACGGCCGTGACTCGAGCGCTAGACAATTGCTCGCTGACGTTAAATTCGTCTAAATATGTTTGCGCTAACAAATAGAAATCGTCTGCACAAAAAACGGTAACGGTGTCAAGACCGCCTAACGCAAAGTTGTAGTCATAGTTTACGATTACGCCAACAAACAAATATTCTTTAACGTTCAGCGAACTGTAACGCGACAAGCGCACTCGACGCATAGGTGCAAGACCCGGTTGCGCTTGCGGTGTGTCGTAGTACGGCGACTGTGTATCAAACGGGTTGAAAATACCTGCCGTGTCAAGCATCGTAAACGACATAGTGCCAGCACTAAATTGATCGCCTTGATCGCGTCGCCCACGTTTAACCGTGATGCTGTTAACGCCGTCAAGCACGCTCGCAAAATCTGTCGTACCGTCAAGCACATATTGAGTGTTGTCAAGCACGCCAGCGGTCAAGTCATCAAGCAAAAATGCGTCTTGTATAAACCCTGTGTCAATCTCTAAGTCATAGTTGCCACTAGCGACAACGGCTGTACCTGCCATTACGACGCAATCTGTAAGTCGAGTGGCCCGTTAGTGCGCTGGTAGGCCAACAAACTGTTTAATACGCTTTGCCCGATCTCGGCGCTAGTTGACATACCGCCTGTCACGTTTATTGTTACGCCACCGTTACTACGCGCTGCAATGCGCTCAGCGTTGCCTGACGTTGTTAAAGCGCCTTGTATTGTCACTAGGTCGTTCGGGCTACCAATACCGCCACCGCCGCCACCTGTACCGCTACCTGCACCGCCGCCACCGCCACCAATAAGCGTTGGGGGCAAACTAGGCATACTTGGCAACGCAGGTGTGATACTGCCCGTGCCACCCTCTCGAGCCTGACCACCGCTAGTCGCAGCGCCACCGCCACCAATACGACCCAAGTTAATTGTCGGCAATTTGCCAATATCAGTAAACGGGTTAATCAAATTCATGCCGTCAATAATTAAGTTAATTGCGCCGATAAACGAATTAGCAAACAATTCAAAACCAGCAATCAAACTGTTAAGCACAAAATTGACAACGTTTCTAAAGCCCTCAAATTTTGTGTACGCAACTGCAAGACCAGTAATAAGCGCTGCAATGCCGATCGCAATAAGCGTAAACGGGTTAGCCGCCATAGCAAAATTAACTGCCAAAATCGCCGTTGCAATAGCGCTAATCGTGCCGGCAATAAACAAAAATGCTTTAGGGTTTTTTTGCGCCCAGTCAGCCATGCTCTGCAAATACGGCAACACTTTTTGCAACACGGGCAACAAACCTGCACCAATGCTTTCTTGTGTTTCAGCCAAACTATTTTTTAATATCTTAAACTGACCTGCAGCGGTGTTGGCAGACTTTGCAGCC